ATTAAAACTTTACATCAATATCATTATCAGGAATACCAGAAGTAAATATTAAAACTTTACCATCAATATCATTATCAGGAATACCAGATGTAAATATTAAAACTTTACCATCAATATCATTATCAGGAATACCAGATGTAAATATTAAAACTTTACCATCAATATCATTATCAGGAATACCAGAAGTAAATATTAGAACCTTACCATTAGTATCCTTATCAGGAGTAACTAATATTAGTGGAAATACAACATCACTTGGATCAAAAAATTTACCATTTAGTCAAAATTTAGATGGTACATTAAATGTTAACATTTCAGGTATTATTTTAAATACATCGGGAATATATGTAAATTCGGTAATATTATCAAATGAAACTTCATCAGTCGCAATTTATGGCAATGATGGAATATTAAATAGAGCTATAAAAACTGATACAAGTGGAAAAATTTATACTATACAAAATAATTTAAATAAAACAACAGATAACATAACTGCAATATTATCTGATAATAGTAATAATTATATAAATTCAATAAATTTACCATTAACAACAAATTATGGTTTAATCACACATAATATATTTGATTATTCATATAATCAAATAGATTTTTCAGGTATTCCACCATTTGTAATATCAAATAATATTGACATAAATAAATATAAAAATTTTGATTTTGTTTGTGAAAATATAAATATAATTAGTCCTATTAGAATTTATTTATATATATCCATAAATAATATTAATTATATTAAAACAAATATATATTTTGATATTAATGAATATGATACTACATATGCTATGACAAATATAACAATAAATGCTAGATATATACAATTTCAATTACAAACAATAAACAATATATCACATAATTCATTAACTTCATATATTCTAATGAAAGGATAAATAAATTTATTATATATTTGATAATTTTTTTTGTATTTTATTTATTTTTTCTTTATCATGTGAATCAATATAGAATATTAAGACTATTTTTTCCTGATATTTATTCGGAAGTAATTTATTTGAATCAGATTTTGATAATATAGATAACTCATTATATGGATCTTTTGTTCCATATAAATATACATTATCTAATGGATTATTTTTTTTACCTGATATAAATCCAATAATATTCTCAAAATATATTATTTTATTATCTGAATCAATATAATTTTTAATATCATATGATAAATTATCATTAATATCTAGATATGTATTATATATTAATGTATATAAATTATGTGAATCTAATTTATTAATTATATTTTTTAATTTTTCATCTTTCATAGAATGATATCGTGCCATTGTTAATATAAAATTATCTGTTAACATAATAAATTTATTAATATCATTCAAATATGAAGTAAAATCATAATACTTATTAATAATTATTAATATTTCATTAATTAATAATAAACTTGCGATAACAGATTTATGTGAATATACTTTTTTATGGAGATAATGTCGTGTTAAAAATAAATTTACGATATCTGTATCAGTTTTTTTAGAATAACATATAATATTATTAATAACCATTGCATTCTCTATTAATCTGTTAAAATTAAATGATATATTTATACCTAACATTTTAGAATCTCTTGTTAGATAATCAAATTTATCTACATCAATACTATTTAATGAATTTGATACAATTTGATAAATATATCCGTTATGAATTTCCGAATTTGGATTTATAATATTAAATATGAATTTTAGTAGATTATCATCAATAATAGATTTTAATATATCATTTTTATTTATAATATGTTCTAATATTACACATGAACGATATTCATGATAAATATATTTATTATTATTTGTAATATTATTTATCACATTATTTTTTAGAAAATAATCATCAAAAAGATGAGAAAAACATGCATGACCTACGTCATGACACAATGCACCAATAGATATTAATTCTATAATAAAATTATTCAAATAATTATATGTTATATTATTTTGATTAAAATATATGTATAATTCAGGTATATCTTTTATAATATCAAGTTCTGATTGTTTTGATTTATTTTTTAATGCATATAATAATTTTTTACATAAATGATATGTACCAATACTATGTTCAAAACGTGTATGAATCGCATTTGGATATACAAAATAACATGTACTTAATTGTTTAATATATCGTAATCTTTGAAATTCAGGTGTATCAATTATTAACATTGCTAATTTAGAAAGTGATATTGATCCATGAATAATATCTGATATGATTTTATAATCTGACAAATAATTATCTAAATTCATATTTATAATAAGTTGACTATTTATAATAAGTTGACTATTTATAATAAGTTGACTATTTATAATAAGTTGACTATTTATAATAAGTTAATTAATTTAATAAGTTATAAAGAAATCAATTTTTTAATTTTTTCCTAACTCTAAAATAAATGCAATTAAATTAATATCTGTATCAGTATATTTTGATACATTATATAAATAGTTTGATAATATATATAGTATATTCATTTTATATTCTTCACTTATTTTTGTTGATATCTTTAGAAAATTAAATATTGTTGTAAAAATATCATTAACACTATATCCAGAATCTTTTAATTTATTAATTTCTATTAATGCATCTTTTATTTTTTTATCTTTTATTAATAATAATATATTTTCTATAATTTCATGACTTGGATAATCACATAATATAGATATATTTTTAAGATTAATATTTTTAAATCTATCACAAATTAATTGTAATAAATTTATAGCATATCTCATATCACCTCCTGATAATGTTGCTAATTCTTTTAATGATTCTTTATTATATTTTATTTTTTCTGTAAAATTATTATTTTCTATTTTTATTATTTTTTCTAATCTATCTGCTATCATATTTAAATTTAATCTCATAAATCTAATAATCTTACATCGTGATTGAATAGATTCAATTATTTTAGATGATACATTACATGTAAAAACAAAGCGTGTTGTTTTGTGATAGGTATCCATTAAATTACTTATAATTGGTAATACTTTTTCAGTCATATTATCTGATTCATCGAGAATAATTAATTTATGAGATGCATATTTATTTTTATCTTCATCTGTATATGGTAATTTATGATTACAAAAATCATATATAATACCATTATGAATTGTTTTAATACCTCTATCATCTGATGCATTTAATTCTAAAACTGCATCTTTCATATATTTTCCATATAATTTATACGCTATACATAATATTGTTGTTGTTTTACCAATTCCAGGTGTTCCCGTAAATATCATATTTGGTATATTTTTATTTTTTATTATATTATTCATTTCTGTTAATATATTTTCATCTGCTATAACATCTTCTAATTTTAACGGTCGATATTTTTCAATCCATGGTATATTCATATGTTATTATATTTAAAATATTATTATAATCTTAATATTATTTTATGAAATATTTTATCAATTTTTTTATTAAAGTTAAAACTTTAATAAAAAAATAGAGGCAAAAATATATAAGTACAACTTATATATTTTTAAGTTTACGTCAATTTTTTATCTTTTTTATCATTTTTTATTAGTTTTTTTATCCGTTAAAATATATCAAAAGTAACACAACATATTTTAGACTTTACGTTACATGAATCTTAACTGATATAAGTGTTAAAAGTTGATTATATTTATTTGCACTTTTTTTAAACTATTCTTTTTTTTAAATTCTTTTTTTTAGATTTATCATCTATAATATTATCTATTGTGTCAGATATTGTGTCACATATTGTGTCAGATATTATATCATCAGAAATAATAGATCCTGAATCATTTATTATTTGATTTTTATCATTTATTTTTTCTTCAATTACTGTTATTTTATCTTTATTATCATCAATAATAATTTCTACTGGTTCAGTTTCTAAACATTCTGTTAATAATTTATCTTGTTCATCTTGTTGTATTTTATCATCAATTATATCATATTCTTGTATTATATATTTACATTGATTATAAAAAGTTTTTCGTAATCTATAATGATTTTTAAATGATGATAACATATCTGCAAAATCTATAATTAATGGTCTCAAATCACCATTTTGTAATAATTTTCTCATTGCACGTCCAACCGATTGATTTACATCTTTTTGAGATGTTGCTAGTATTACAGTATTTAATCTTTCAATATCTAATCCTTCTCTTGCGAGATCATTTGTTGCAAAAAATATATCACCTTCTGCTTCAGCTTCTTCACGTTGCCATTGTTTCATTGCTCCAATATACATAGTTGTATGAATTTCATCATCTAATAATTTACCATTTTTAATATCTTCTTCAATTAATTTATCAACTCCTTCTTTCATTTCTTTTAAATGATCTACATATTTTGATAGGATTATAATTTTTCTATCAGGATCTTTTCTTATTTCATTAATAATATTAATAAGATGTGATGTTCTTTGTTTTAGATTTGAAAGATTTCCCATCATTTTAACTACATCCGGTTTGCCTCTCTGAGGACCATATCCATATTTTTTTTCAATAAATCTATCATCCGAACTTGTATATTTAAATATTTTTGATATTACTTGATTATTAATTCTTATTTTTTCCCTATAAATTGTATCACCAAGAAACCAATGCATTACTTTTATTAATCCATCTGTTCTATAAGGTGTTGCACTTAATGCAAGTGTATATTTACAACATGTTTTCATTAGAGCTTTTGAGAATATTTTACTTGCACAATGATGTGATTCATCATAAATTACTAATCCAAATTTATAAAATACTTCATCTTCATAATCTTTCATACTTATACTCTGAATCATTCCAACTACAAATTGTTTATTTTCAATATCTATTATCTTGCCTCTTATCGTACCTGCATCTGTTTCACAAAATTTTTTAATTTGTTTTTGCCATTGTTTTAGTAAAAAACTTTTATGTGTAACAACTAATGTTTTTAATCCAAGTTTATGAGCAATATATATAGCCATTAATGTTTTTCCACGTCCACATGGTACACTCAATAAACCTCCTCCTTTTTCTTTAATATGATTTAATAACTTATCAACAATTGGAATTTGATAATCACGTAATTGACCATTAAATTTTATATCATTTTTTCTGGTTCTATTT